ACCAATGAATCTTCAGTTACATATATTGCATTCATATTGGTATAAACATCACCAACTTTTGTGGTACTCTTTTGTAAAGTATGTAATAATACAGGCATTTCGTTGCCTGCTAATTTTCTTAAAAAGTTATATTTTACATTAAATGTGCCGCTCTGATAACCTAAGTCTCTAATGTGTTTGCCAGGAAAAAATTCAATATTATTGTTACTTGTATTTACAGAAAATTCAGACGATGGTACGCTTTTGAACTCAATGAGATTATTACTTTCATCAAATAATTGCAAATGAACAAAATCTTTACTTCCTTGAGATCCCCACAACCCATCTTCATAAGGCTTTAATCCTACTCTAGTACTGATATTAGCATCAAGTAATTGTTTTTCTTTATCTGTTAATTGGCTAGCCACTATAACTCCTCAAAATCTCTATCCAACACCTCATCGATGATAGTGTTGGCTGATGTTGTTTTTAATAATTTTACTGTGGTATTATAAGTAATCTTTGATGAGTCATCTTCTACTAATGAGTCTGAATAAGGATTTTCAAAAAGCAATACAGCACCAGTTTTATCTCTAGATAAAAGATTAGTAGCAGGAGCTGAACCAGAAACTAAAGCTTGTAGCCTTAACAAATCTCTTCTTTGTAGATATTGCTGTTCATCTTCATTAATCAAATTTTGATAAAAAGATAAGTTTTTTAATTCATCTTGTGTGTATGGCATTTTTTATCTCACTACTTTAAATACGAAATCATCATCATAAAATTGTACAGTTTCATCAACTGTATTACTACCACTAACAACCTTAAACTCAAACTTATAATATCTTTCTGATTGAAAACCATTCATCCAAAGGTTAAAATAATTTCCTGTAGAATCACAACTTACTAAAGAGCCAGTACCATAAGGTATTAAAACATCTTCTGTTTGTGTGTCTCTTACAGAATAATATGTTCCATCACCACCTATGTTTTCTATACTACCACTAGGTAATGCTTTTACAGTTAGGTATTCAGAAGTAGTATTAGAAAAAGATTTAGTAGGATATTTAGCTCTACCGACTATTCTGAATTTTACTTTAGATTTCTCTTTGTATTCAGGTCTTAAACTTTTCATATAAAAAGATAAATCCTCTAACTCAACTGAAGATAAAGAACTCAATGATCCAGCACTCCACTTAGTATCATACCACTCTATTTCCAACTTAGGTGGATATATTGTGTGAGTATCTCTTGAAAAGAATCTAAACTCTCCTAACCTTTCTGCGCTACCTTCATCTGTATTGGTGTCTAAATTTTCAAAGCTTCCACTTCTTTTTATTATAAATCCCTCATTTGTGTATGTTTTATCTAACCACTTATTTATAATAGGAGTGACATCCATCCTCATATCAGAGGTTTCATATTTAAATGATTGGCTTGCATAAACTTCATTGTACCAACCACCACCTTCAACTTCTGTTGCTGAACCACTCCAAGGAGTGCTATTTGTAATACCATCCCTAAATTTCCAACTAGCACCCTCTGCAGTTAATGGGCTATCTGAGAAAGTTCCTTGTCCTTCAACCCAACTCTGACTTACAGGATAAGCATATAGTTCTTGAGATGTAGTTAAATTTTGAGAATTAGCGTCATACATATTTAAATAAAACTTTGGATTAGTAATAGTTCCATCAACAATAGAAGATGAAACTTCACCCAAATCAAACTTAATTAAAACACGAGACACCTTTACATTGGCTCCCGAACTATTCATAGTCTTTGTTATTTCTAATATTTCATCAAGACCAGTATTAGAACTACCAGTTGCTTGGTATATAGTTGTGTCGGAATCGGGGAAAATAAAATAATTCATTAGTAAGATCCTCCATTAGAATTGCCAGGACTTCCAGCTGAGTTGCCAACTACACGACCTTCAATATCTGTATTTTGAAATTTTAACTCAAAGCAACTTGGGTCTAGTGATGGATAAACCACACCGCCTTTTGTTGCAGAAGTAATATCATAAACATTTCCAGAGTAACCTTTGGATGATTCAAACTTATTAGTAATCAATACAGGCAAACCATTCGGATTATTAGCTTCAGGCGGAACTACAGCAGATACTCCGTCTGTTAAAGATATCTGATAAGCTAAATCAGCTAATACAATCGGCTGACCAATTTGCCATTTATCTATGTTAAAAAATTCTTTTACTGTCTGTATAGCTTTTAAAACTACCTCTTCTTTATTATAACCACTCTTAGTTAATAAACTAAATTGTACACCTACATTAATTATAAAAGCATCCTTTATATTTACAGCATCCGTAACCATTCTAAATTGTGTTAGATAAGTTTGTATATTTTCTTTAACTGCTTGATTTATATTAGCCAATCTTTTACCAGCATCAAATCCTAATACATATAAGTTAAGTGCCAATGGATTTATAACTCTACTATCTGAGTTAGCTCCTGATTGACTATCTAGTTGTGTGTCTTGTACAATATAAGCTTTTGATATATTACCATATTTAGCAGGTAAAGCATATACTCTTATAATATAATCTTCTTTAGTTACAGCTCTTGCTTGTGCTTGAAAGTAAGCTAGAGCGTTGTTCTTAACCTCTACTACGCTTTCAACACCTCTACCACCAGCTGCAGGCAAAGGATTGTTTATAGCAACAGAATTTTGTGTTTGAGTAACTAAAGCAGTCGATAATCCAGTCTCATCTAACGTTACGTTTGAGAATTGTACATTTCTAAGACTATTAGCTCTAACGTTATTACTAACACCACCACCGTATCTATATCTAATAGTTAGTTGAGTATTAGATGGAGCTTGTCCGTATGCTTTAGTTGCTAAAAAGTTAGAAGGATCGAAAGCGGTATTTAAATAGGATGGTGATCCTGGCAAAGTTGAACCAACATTATCAGGATTTGGAACTATTTCTTCATCAGAACTATCGGATGTTCCAGCACCAAATCTCATTTCAGTTTTACCATCTTCTCTAATAAAAGTTGTAAATCTTTTTGCAGTTTTTAAAAGTTTTAGTAAATAAGGAGCTTGGTCAGCATAGGTATATAATTCATCATCATTGGTTGATAAATTTTCCATATCTGAAAACACAGTATCTTGAGCTAAGAAAGGAACTTCGTACCAACTGTTTCCATCACTATCTGTACAAGAAATAATTTCAGTAACATCGGTGTTAGATAAAGCTATTCTTTTATATTTTTCAGCATCATTAAATTGAAAATATTCTGTAGTGACATTTCCGCTAGAAGCCTTAATTGATTTCTGTAACAAGTAAGTTACTGGTGTATCTCCTGAACTTTCATAGATAGAAATATTCATTGGGTCATAAGAACTTGAAAATTTAAAATTACAATCTTCTGTAGTAACAAAAGAAACGCCTGTTTCTGATAAAACTTCCATTCCACTTTTAATACTCACAGCATAGCTTAAATCAGGATTTGTTTGAAACCCATCTCCTGCTCCTGTAGAAGTTGCTGGTACTGTTTGAAATATGTCTAAACCAACCGAAGCTGCTGTTGCTAATTTTGGTTTGTAACCTAAAGATTGTGCCATATTATAAATAGTTTTCTTTTCCTCAGCAAATGCGAGTAGACTTTCTTTAAACTGGTTATCTACGTAATAAGAAAGAACATCACCTACATAAGATGCCATTTCTATAAACATCATACCAGGAGATGATTCGTTAAAATCATTATACTGATTTGGAAAATATATTTTAGCAAACTCAATTAAATTGCTTTTAAAAGATGTAAAATCTTTATTTAGATATCTAACTTCCTTTACTGATTTTTTGGGTGCAGAATATGGCATCGCCTATCTCCTTAATAATTTGTCACATCAATAGATATTTTTTCTGAAGAAGTCGTATCTACATTCAAAGAAAATTGCATAGAAACGTTTATAGTATTGTTATTTCTAACAGAAAATTTAGTTCCTATATTATCTATTATTACGAAAGGTAAAAATTCACTCATAGCAGAACGAATAGCTTCTTCTACTTTACTTTCTATGTCATCCCCTTCTTGTTCAAATAAAACGGCAAGCAAATTAGATCCAAAATTAGGATTGCCTAGTCTTTCTCCTTTTCTTGTAAGTAGAAGATTTTTGATATTAGATTTTGTTTGTTCTAAAGATGTCTTTGTTCTATTAAAGAAACCATCTTTGTCGTGATTTAATGGTAACCCTACTCCAATATATACATCTTCATTTAAATCGTTTGCTATTACGCTCATTATTTACCTTTTTTATTATCTATCGCTTTCATTACATCTCTATAATCTCTTGTTAAATCAATCATCACATCCTGAACTGCTTTGTTTGATGTATCAACACCAGCTGCTTGTGCAGTTTGTATTGCCCCTATTTTTCTTTTATCTTCAGCACTACCCGCTACATTTCCGTAACCTATAGCTTGTGCCATTTTTGTACTATCAAATGTTCCACCACCCAT